GCTGCAGCAGTGGTAATAGCTAGTTTTCTTTGCGTGTCAATAGCGATCAAATCTGTAGCTGTCTTAATTGCTTGAGCGCCTACAGCTTTAGTAATTGTTGCTGTATAATAAATTAAAGCTCCTACAAGAACTGTGGATATTGCATTGGCTACAATCTTTGCATTGTCTGCTATCACCATAATGCCTTTGGCTAATCCAGATACAACACCACTCTTTTGTTCCATCTCACCAATGGCTCTTGTGAAGGATGTTTTCAAGTTAGTCATTGCAGCATCAAATGTGATTGGAAGCTTGCCTACTTGCGCTTCCCAAGCTGGCCCTACAGTTTTTAATGTATCTACAATCTTTGTAATATCTAATGTACCAGCAGCCCCCATTGCTTTTAATTCAGCACGAGTTTTGCCTAATTGTTTTTCCAAAGCTAAAAGGATGATTGGAGCACCTTCAGCTACAGCATTAAACTCTGCGCCATTCAATCTACCAGCTTGCAAAGCTTGAGAGAATTGCAGCATAACAGAACTTGCTTCAGCGCCTGTTGCACCAGAAAGCTTCAATGCAGACGCTACAGATGTTGTAACAGTCATTGCATCTTTAGCTGAATAACTATATCTTTGCAGAGCTGGAATAGCACGAGTGTATAATTGAACAATACCGTCTAATGGTGCTCTTAGTCTTAATGCGGCATCTGCTAATTCATTCTGTGTTTTCTTAGCTACTTCAGCACTCTTTGTAAAAATCTCAAGACGTGCTTGCATCATCTTCCAGCTGTCAGCCATAGCAATAATGGATGAGGACATGCCTACAAGCCCACCCATAATAAGACCACCACCAAGCAATGTTCTAAGCTGCGCTATAGAACCTCCAATGGCTTGAAAGGCATTCTTAGACTCATCGGCTGATTTCTTGCTTTGTGTTCCTACGCCAGCAATTGCATTTGTCACCATTTTAATCTCTGCTACAGCTGCTGCTGTCCCTGAAGAGGCTGGTACAATGCTTGTTGTGTTTGCTACACGTTGTAAATTCTGTAATTCTTTGGTTACGGCTTGATATGAGGAAGAAGAAGAAGTGGAGAATTTCTTCGTAGCCACTTCCGCCTTGTCAGCCGATGTAGAGAGTTTATCTAGCTTAGCTATACTGTCGTCAATACCCGAGGTAGCCACTTTAATTGATAATGTACTAACGTCAACAGCCATATTATTTCTCTCTAATTTATTTCTTCATTTTCTATACCACTATAAGGGCTACGAGACATGCGTTTAAACAAATCTTTCAATCCAGCCTCTAAAGCGTCTTTCTGTTCCTGTGTATCAGCATCTGGAACAAACGGAGCATGAGCACCTTTATCACCATTACTTTTACTATATTCTCCAGCATAAGCCTTGCTCATCTTATGTAATAGCTCTGCTTGAAAAGCTGAGAGAGGTATTCCTACAAGCTTGCTCCAGCACCATATCTCTTGGAAGGGGACATGTGTAATTCCCATTCCGTTAGAGCTTGCTGGCCCCACTTCTGTTAAATATTTCACCATCATTGGTTCAAAGCCTTCAAGGGGAGGCATTTCTACCTCTCCCTCTTGTTTAGCTATAAGGCTTTCATACCTGCTCACTCTATCATCTCCTGTTGTAGGAGAGCTATTAAGCCAAGCCATGTGCCTAGCGTAAAGAGTGAGCCTTTCTTCTACTTCCCCAATTGCAAGCTAATGTCTTGCGTAGCAGCATCCACTTGGTCACGAATCCAGAACAAGGAAGTGTTCTCGTATAATTCACGAACATTCTCTTTTGTAATTGCTGAGCCTCCAATAGAGATGTTCTTAACATCCACTGTAATGGCTACAAGCAAATCAGTTTGTTCTTCACGGAAGGACTCTGCTGAAGGGGTTTTCTTGCCACGCTTTAAGCTTACATTCAAGAGCTTGTTCAAAGCGGAGCGATATTCTTTTGAACCTTGGCTGTATAATTCGATAGAAGGAACATTACCTTTACTATCTTTAATAACTTCATCCGTTTCTGGATTACGAAGTTCAACTACCAAAGTGTTCTTTACTGCTAATGTGTTTAAATCAAACATTTTATAATACCCTCATATTATTTTTAATGTCACGGAATTGTGAATTAATTTATTACAAATAAAAAGGAGAGACTAAAAAGCCTCTCCCCGTTTACATCAATACAAATTGTTAGTAGCTGATGATGTCGTTATCAATTTCAACAGAAACTGATGCAGAGAAGATACTATCAACAGAGCCTACATTGGTGGTGTATTTAGGTACAACACCTGTGAAGAATTGGCCTGTTGCACCACCTTGGAAAGCCACTTTAAACGAGTAGCTATTATCACTATCAGAAGCCGCAATTAAGATTGTTTGTCCAGCGTCTGTTGTGGCACGAGCCATAGATAAAGTTAAAGCCCCATTGTTGTAGGAGCCTTTGCGTTTAATGGTTTGGCGAGTACCTACAGGGTTGTGATTAACCACTGAGTATTCTTTACCCCATTCACCAAAGTCAGTGATTTCCCCTACTTCAGTCCAAGATAAAGCACCAAAGCCAGCTGAGTTGTAAGTTGCTGGTAAAGAGGCTGATACATAAAGTCTAGTGCCTGCTGATGTTACTGCTAAAGAAGCCATTTATATTATTCCTTGTTATTCTTATTTTATTATGCTAATGTGTACAAATGTGCTGTAACACCAACACCACCTGTTACTGCAACAGTGCCTTGTAGGTAAGCTTTAATCTTACCCAGTTCAACAGCAATTGTAGAGGAAGCTGGAACAGTGAGTGCCTTACCAGCTGATACGTCAATTGTTCCACCATAGCCATCTGGAGTGATAGTGGTTGACAATGAGCCATCAATCGTTACAATCACTGGAGAAGCTGTTGTGTTGTATAATTCTAGGATTTGGCGTGTGCCATCACCATTCCATACTAAAGTGTCAGAAGCTGTTAATACAGTACGAGCAATTGTAGTAGCCCCTGCTGTACCACGAAAATCTGTTTGTGCAATTACTGCCATGTTATTTCCTTGTTATTATTGTGGAAGCTGTGCTTCTCTTCGATAGTAAATTACTACAGGGACTACACGCCAGCCATTGTCTAGCATGTGAGCTTGCTTAGAAGGTGTACGCTCAACACTCACAGTGCCTTGCTTTGGAAGTAGTGGGAACAGGCTCACAATACTGTCTGCTAGCCCTTCCACTTTACCCCAACCTTCTCCATCCAGTCCCCAACAATTAACATGGAATATGCCAAGTTCTCTTGTACGCATCCCGTCCACTGTAGGGTTTTGTGTTTGTGCTGGAAGAAGGAATGCTTGCAAGAATAGTCCGTTAAGCGGCTTATCAAATGGCACACCTTCCCAAGCCACAGGAATCTTAGGAGTTTGAGCATTGGCCCAAGCCTTAAGCCTTCCTTCCAGCTCTGATCTCACTGACATATTATCTTGTTCCTTTATTTATTTTCATAGTGTATAATAGAAAGCTAATTTGTCAATAGGGAATTAAGCTGTTATTTATATTTCTGAGGAATATCTAAGAATCCTCTGTTCACCATATGATAGGCTTCCACTGTTCCTGTCCAATAACCCCAATTAGGCGTTGGATTAGCTCCAGCAGGTTTCCAGCCAAGCTTCTCAGCTCTATATGAATATGGGCTTTCATTAAGCATTGTTACAAAGTTGTCTTTAAAGAATATGCCTTTCTTTCTGAGCATATTCACAAGCCTTGTTTCAACTCTTTCAGCTCCAAGAGGATTCTTTACTGAGCTTCTAAACTCTGTCTCTTGATTAATTTTCCATTCAGCAATGCCAAACTTCCAATTGTTTACAAGCCAGCCTTTGGAGTATTCTGCACCATTCTTCTGTTGTGGAGTGTAGTCAATAATTCTTGAAAACAAATGAAGAGCCAAATATCTGCATTCATTGTCAACACGTAGAAGTGTATTCTTTCCAAATGTTTGAATGCTTTTAGAGAACGCTCCCATTAAAGCTCTCCTTATTTTCTAATGTACAATTCCCACAAGCTACTATTTGTCGTTGATGGATTCACTTCTTTAAATGTGACCACTTTATACTTATCTCCGCCAATCACAATTCTATCTCTTGCTGGGGTGATTGTTGTAAGCGTAACAGCTTGAACATCTGTGTTCTTAGAGATAGGCCTGATGAATAGCTGTTTATCACCAGCTTCAATTAATGTGCTTCTGAAGTTTCCTGTACCATTACTCTGTAATGTCATATCAAACATCATAGCTCTAGCATTTACTACCTCTTTTACTTCAATTATTGTTCCACTCTCTGTGTCATAATCAGACGCTGGGGTGAGATATTCAATTTGAATGTCAAAACCATATCGTGACATATATTTATCAACAACTTTGTCAAACACTTGCATGGGGCCAAAGAAGTCTATTCCATAACTCATGGCGCAACTCCACCGAAGGTGGTATCTCCGTACCAATCAGCCATATCTTGTGCAGAAGTGCCTTCAAAGTATCCAGCATTCCAATACTTAGGAAACTTATACAATAGATTATCTTCATTAACACCTGAAGCTGATACAATAGGATTGAATGACATGAATGCAGGGTCTTTAACCGTTAAGATTAAAAACTCTTTGTATTGTTGGAAAGCTTGATTGTCATAGCTTTCAATTTGTGCTAATTTAGTTTTTGTACTACGTGTGAGCATTGCTAGAATATACTGAGCAACAACTCCTGAAGCTTTCACAACATTATTATTATTATCTGTTAATGTTTGTGTGTAGACAACATCTGGAAGCCAAGGCAAATCTGCCCAATCACCTACACGTAAGCGCATTTGTCCAATAGGGGTTGACGGGTCAATCATTGGCATGTTATTGTGTCCTTTAATACGAATAAAGCCCTCCCAAATTCATGGAAGGGCTTTTGCTAGCTATGTTCTAATATTAGTTAGAGCTGTAGCCACGAATCAACAATTGTGGACGGAAGCAAGCGTTCACGAAGTTAGACTCTGTTTCGATTTCAATCTTAGTACCATTGGTGGAAGCGTTTTCAAACATATACACTTGTTCACCCAAGGTGTTTACAATGCCAAAGCGTTCTGCTGGAGCAAAGTAGGTGCGGAAAGCATCTGTACCCATTGGAACAAAAGCGCAATCACCAGCTGGAATCAACGGGGTTTGTACGCCAGCAACAGGGAATGTGTCATTCATTTCAATGAACATTACACCACCAAAGTCAAACTTACGTGGTTCGAAAATCGAATTGCCACCCATACGTGTACGCAAAGGGTCTTGGTTAGAAGATACTTTATCGGAATAGTAGTTGTAAGCTGCTGCAACTTTTGGATGCTTAATCAAGGCAGAGAAGAATGTACGTGAGCACAAACCTACGATACCAGTGATAGTGCCACCATTACCAACTTGGGTTTGCATGGTGTAAACAACTTGGTCAATCTTGTCCAAGATTTCAGTAGTGCCTGTACCAAATAAGAAGTCAACTGTGGTTTGGGAGATACCGAACTCAGTAAACCAGTTTTGACTTACAGTACCATTCGGAGAATATACAGTACCGGCTGTTACCAGCTGAGCACGAGCTTTTTCCAAAGTTGCTGCATGAGACTGACGGATGGTTTGCATTTTACGTACACGAGCTGCCACCAGTGGGTCAACTTTGCTATTAGCTGCACCGTAAGCGCGTACACCAGCCAAGTTTTTAGGCAGAATTGCATCATCCAATGGGAAATGAGGTACTGCGAAGCTACGAACTTTACGGCTTTGATCTACGGAAACGCTATTACGTTCACCACGTACACGATCACCAATCAAGCCAATAACGCCAGATGTTTCTTCAAAGGTAACAGAAGAGGCTGCTACAGGGATTTCTTGGAAAATACCCAAGCGACCAATTATACCCCATGTATTAGGGATGGTTACGAGGTCTTCAGTCCAGTCTGTTACTTTAAAATTATCATTAAAGCTGCGAATTAACATTTGCTATGTCCTTATTATTGTTTTATTATTGGCTATTAAACGAAGTTGGATTCTGCGAAAATACCAACACCAGCCAGAGATGCGTAGGCTGCGGTTTTTTCTGCGTCCAAATCATAGCTGGAATGCCATTTCAGAGCAGCTTTGCTTACAACTACTTTACCACGGGCCAATGCCAACACTTTAGTGTCGGTGGTAGCTGGTACAGAGAAATCAACAGCATCACCAAAGGAGTTGCCGATAACAATGGCTACTACGTTTTGTGAGCCATCTACAGCAGCTTGTTGTGATTCTTTGTACTTGCCATTGGCAGATACTTTACCAAGCAGTGTACCAACTTTATAAGCTGTAATACCTGCTTCATTAACTGTTACTAATTCATTCAGCAATTCGGTGTTGTCTGTGTCAGACTTTTTAATCAAATTGCTCAGAGATTGTGTTTCAGTGGCGATCAAAGCCATAATGCTATTCCTTTATTATTATTTATTATAGAGTGCTTGAAGCATCTTAGCTTCTGGCGATAACCCGCTAGTGTCAGCAACAACACTAGCACCAACTTCTTTAAACGATTCTTCTTCTACAGACAATGTAGTTTCCAAGGCTGCGCATACAGCATCGAAAGCAACATCTTCCAGAGAAGTGGTAGCAGCTAATGTAGCCTCTGCTTTAGCAGTGCCAATCAAGCTTACCAATTTAGCTTTACGTTTATCATTCTTGTCTTGCATGGCTTTTTCAGCTAATGCTTTTGAGAATTCTTCTGCTTGAGCCACTTGTGTCAGAGCTGCTTCTAGCTTACTAGCCATTGCAGACATATCGGCTTCATAGGAAGTCAATTTCTCTAATACAGAGCTAAGCTCAGCGTCTTTAGTTTGAACAAGGAGATTAGCTGCTGCAAGAGCTTCTTGGACATTAGCCATCTCTGTTAAATCGGCAGATTCTTTAGAACCTCCAAAACCACGTTTTAATGCCTCAAGCATCTAAATTTCCTCTTTTATGTTTCTTTGTGATATAATCAATAAATTCTGAGCGTGTCATAACTTTATTAACTAACCCTAACGCCAAAGCATCTTTTGCATTGAAAACTTTAGCTTGTGTTGATTTGATAACATCAATGCCTAAGCCTGTATATTTAGATACGTGCGAGCAGAAGTCCAAATAAAGGCTATCCACATTAGCTTGTAAATCTTCAATAAAAGACTTCTTCCAGCTTCCATCTTCAGCAAATGGTACTTTATCTTCTCCAGCGTAAATAAATGTACGCTGATAACCTTCCATCTTCAGGGCTTCAGAGTTGTTAAAAATTGTGCATACGACTCCTATGCTGCCAATTTCAGATGATGGATTCGATACAATTTCATCGCATACACACGCTAAAGCGTATGCTGCTGAGCAACTTTGACCATCTACGTATCCAACTAGGTAGACACCCGCATCGTCACATTTCTTACGAAGTTCATCAGAAGATTCGAAACAGCCGTGGCATTCTCCACCACCACTATCAAGGTTGAGCACGATAGTTTTAGCACCTTCACTAATCATCTCATCAACATCTTCAAGCAAGTCTTGATACGACATTCCGACTTCGCCACACATAGAGTGTACTGGCCTGTATGTCAAAGCACCAAAGATGTCAATCACGCCAATTCCGTTCATAGGGTCGTATCTATCTTCATCAGATTCATCGCCAGAGTCACTGTCAAACTTCATCGCGTCAATCTTTAAGTATTCACCAAGATTTCGATTTTCTAAATAGTTAGCAATTGCTGAAAATGATTTTAATGACAGATAGTGAAGTTTCCTGTAGAACTCTTGCGTAAGCCTTGAGACTGGCATTTGTTTTTTATTCTTTTTCATTTTGTTCCTTGTAAACACGAAGCCACTCAAGGTATTCAGAGTCCTCAGAAGGATTCCAACCAGACCTTACCTTCAGAAACACACTTCTAATCGTCCCCCACTCAAGACCAAAAGTTTTTGCTACTTCTGCTTGCCTAGTAGCTGGATTATTTCTAAGCATTTCAAAGGCATCCACTGCAAGACTCCATATAGCCCTATTTGCTACTGTAGACCTCCAAGCCCTATTATTCCTAGCTTTGGCTGCGTCACTAATCTTCTTCTTAGTCTCTTCAGAAGCAACTCTTTCTCGTGCTCTTTTCGACATTGCAGCTCTTTGCTCATCACTTAGATTATGCTTCTTACCTGTACGTTTCCTAGAAAACTCAAGCTTCTGCTCCTCTGTCCACAAAGATTTGCCCTTCTTTGCTTTGGATATTTTCTGCTTTGTCTCTTCAGAATGCTCTTTTCCATAGAAAGAATTACCCTCACCCTTTCTTGACTCAGAAAATTTCTTCCTAGTTTCCTCCGAAGCTTTAACACCAAGTGACCCCTTTTGGCCACCTACTAGTAAGTTCCACCCTATCTTTGGACTATTCCTCAGCTTATACTCAATATCTAAGCAATACTCTGTCGAGCCTTGAACTAGAGTGTCTACAACAATGCTATCTCCATACTTCCTGAGATTATTGTACAATGGGTAGTTATAGCATTTTTCCCTGTTCATATCTGAAAAGTGCGTCTTGAGTCTCTTTTTAACTGTATTGCTGGTAAAGCCAATGTAGCCTTCAGTGAACATATCTGTATGCTCGGGTAAATGTAGCCAATAAACGAATGCCATATTACCCCGCGTTTTCAGTGTTCATTGTGCTTGTGTCGTTATTCGCAACACTATTAGCTGTCCCGTTCAAACCACCTGTAGGCGTGCTGAAGCTATCCCCTGTGCGGCTAGAAGTCCCATCTGTAGAAAGCTCTTCTAGGTTAGGAGGTTCATCGTCAGGCAAGCCTTGTAAACCAATTTGCTCACGGACAACATTAAGAACATCTCTACGTGTCTCTACAAGCCCTACAGCTTTCAAACGTTGTAAGCCTTTAGACAGGGTTTCAAAATCCATCTGGTCAAAGTCACCAGAAACAAATTTAGGAAGCTCTGTATCTGTCCAGCCATTAGCTTTAAACAACCAAGGAATTAATTCTGAATTCAACACTTCAGCAATTTCTTTTAGGCGATAGGCTAAAGACAGGCTCAAAAGATTTGTCTTAGCATCTGCCAAAGCAAAGCTATCGCCTGAATTGCCACCAAGCTTAATAATGTCGCAGCTTAATGCTGTGAGAATATCATTCTGTAAGCGTTGAATAATCTTGCTTGTATCAAACCTAGCACCACCTTTGCTCTCTAATAGATTAAGAGAGAAAATAGGCATCTTAGTTTCAGGGTCAAACATTTGAGGAATTACAGCACTACGCTGAGAGCCTGTTGTGAGGTTATCTGCTAGGTCAAGGAATGCTTGATACACAGCTTTCTCATCGGGGCTTGCATTCGCGTCCATATATTTAGGAGGAATACCCAATACAGGAATACCGCCTAGGTCACGAGCAATACCAATAAGCTCTTGGTCTTGAATAATTTCTAATTGTTTGTAGGCTAGGTAGCATCCTTTAAGGATACTACGGCCTTCTGGATTATCTCTTGTTGCATCAGCTCTAAACAGCAATACTTTATTACGTGGAATCTCTACTTCTGTTCCATTACGTGTTAGCATTGAATAGTTTAAAGCATTTGTAGAATCAGCGAAGGATTGTGTAATGCTCTCTACTGTTCTTCCATCTTCAGCATAGTTCCAACCACTAATCGTTGATTGGCTGCGAGGAGGAAGCTTGCGTAAGCCTACAAGTCCATCGTTATGTTTGCTACCATTGCGTTGTAAGCGTCTGCGTGGTATGATTTCATGCACTGCAAAGCCATACTCAAGGTAGCTGATTGTTTCGTTGATGAAGCTACTCCAGCTATCATCCATGTCTGTCATACAGCTTGCGACAAACTTTGCACGTTCTTTCTGTTGCTCTGTAGCGCCAATTGGAGGCTCTACAGACCACTCTACACGTCCTAACATCATTCGATACACAGCTAGAGCTGCTGCCACTGTAGGGTTGTTACGCATTTCGTCAACAACTTTAAGGAAGGCAGGGAATTGGAATTCCCTGTTAGCTTCCTCAATAATTTGCTTTCCTGAACGTCTCAGCCCTGTGTAGCCTCTTTCAGCTCCGCTAATGCGGGGCAGAATAGCCCCTTCGTCTGGTGCTAGGGAGGCGCTGTTAAGCTCATTAGCCATCTCATCTCCCTATATATTGTTGCAATATAATACATATTCCTAATTTGTCAATAGGGAATAAGCAAATATATTGAAAATATTTTGGTTTTATGTAAGTTTCTTTGCTATAATGCTTTGTCTGGAGAGATTAGGCATTGTGAAAGAAGGGATTTGTAAACTCTGTGCAATTATGTTAAAAGCATCAGATGTAGCATCTACCATATCGTCATGGCCTCTGCTGTCATAGCTGAAGTTTTCAAGCTCTTGGAAGAATTCCTCATTCCAGTCTCCTCG